TGTGAAGAATCTTGTGCAATACCACTTCTTAATGCTATATAGCTTGAGTCTACGATACCGTTGATTGAATTTGCAATGCTTCCACCTATGGTAGTGTCAAGCAGCACGGTACCGGTAGAATCAGGTAGTGTTATCGTGTTATCTTTAGTAGGATCTGTAATTGTAAATGTAGTCTCAAAAGAATCGGCAGTTGCACCTTCAAATACGATAGAATTACTGTCAAAACCTACACCAAGATTTGACGATGCACCACCTGTTGCTACTTGTAAAGCTGCAACATCAGTATATAATTCAGTAAAGTTATCATTTATTTTGCCACCAGCAGTACGCAGGTCATCACCGGTTCCGTCATTACCACTACTGCCGACACCAATTACTTGTTTAGCCATCTTAAATCCTACACATTAATTGTTATTATTTATACCGAACTTACCATTGAATTTGAATATCTTTTGAATTCTCTCTGATCGAATGTATCGAACGTATTGTCAAATGTAATACCACTTCCAAGTGCTGTACCTGCATCATCAAACGATATACCATAGCCGGCTAACTCATCTAAGTTACTATATATCTTAGCCAAGAACAACAAGCTGATACCTCTTCCACCAAAGAAGTTTGTAGTACGATATGGGTTGTACCTTTGTTGAGCTGAATCTGCATCTTGGTCATCTGGTAATAAAAGTGATACTTCTCTATCACCACTCATACCAAACGATGCTGTTTCAATTACTTTGATTCTTGGATCAGGATCAGTAATTGATTCACCAGTTAATACTGTAACCTGTCCTTCGGTGATAACTTCAACTTCTGCACCTAAGAAGAAACCCGATGGGTGTACAAAATTTCTATAAAGTATTTCCCAATCGTTTAGTGATAGTGGTGATTTAATTAGTACTGAAAATATTTGGTGTATTCTACCGTCTTGCAGAATTAACGCATCTTCTGGTCCAATCTTACCTTGTGTTGGGTCACCAACTCTTAACAGACTATTTTTTGGATATATTATTTCAACATTGTTTTCATCGAAAAACGCTCTAAAAAAACCTTCTGCTGAATATAAAGAACCTTTTACACGAAAGAAGTTACCAAAGTTTTTTAGTGCTTCTCTTGGAAATGTAAACTGCGTATGTGATACACCTAGTGCAATTTCATCAAGTACAAAATCAAGTCTTTTAAGTGTAACATCCTCAACATCACGTATTGTAAGTATCTCATTTACTATGCCACCAAAGTTTTCATCAGAATCTAAGTGTTCATAGTATGCTTCAAGAAATGTTACGAGATTAGGGTATGATGTGCTGAAGTACTCAGGTAATACTTGTCGTACTACACTAAGTTTATAATTAGATGCGAGTCTATCGTAATCTTTTAATGTTTCAAAGTTAGCCATTTAAGTCACTGAGAGTGATTGTGTTTGTCTATCAATATCTGCAGTTGCAGAAGATCGTGCAGTATCGAGTTGAAGTATATAATTCCGTAATGGTTTTATAGTTCCTTCATTTCTAGGTGTAACTCTTATAGGTAAGAATGTCTGACCCGAAATAAGTTGTGTTGGTCTGAATCCTACTAAGCTTACTTTACCTGTCAAAGAGTTATATTCACCAACATTATCAAGAAGTACGTTACCATCTAAGTCTACAATTTCTAAAATATTAGAACCTAACCTGTTTTTAATCAAAGAAACAAGACCGTTAAATTCAAAAGCATCACTCTGTACTCTAAAGAATACATCGTCCGGCACAGCAATTTCTACAGGAAAGTTTACATCTAAGGTGTTCAGTGTATTGATAGTAATAGTAGGTCGCATTTGTACGTTGACATCAATAGTGCTTGAAAGAATTGAATCGTCCAAAGCATCTATTTCTGTTAACAAATTGGATTTTCTAAAGATACCGCCAAATTTTGATACATTACCTCTAAAGAATGATTTCATTAAATTGAAAACTTTTTCTTCTGCTGATAGCAGAGTAATACCTGTACGCCCTGGATCGTATGCAAATAAGGTCGAAAGTTGTAAGAATACATCTTCTGGATCTGTAAACTTAGTAGTCATTGACATGACTGATAAGTTATCAGTGTAATTTGTTTTAATAGAGTCTTTTACAGATTGTTTTACAGCATCACTGGTATTATCTTGAAACTGAAGTGATACATAAACTGCTCCATAATCTATAGGTTCATTTTGATCGCCACTCCACACAGAAGCAGTTTGTACTTGTGGAAAGTTTGTTTCAATAATTGCTTTATAATCAAATGAAGTAACCAATCTTTTTTGAGATGCATAAGCAATAGGTGCAAGTTGCTTAATCGAATCTATAGATTGTTTTGGTGCACCACCAGTTGATTCGGTGACTGTAACTATATTCAACGCATAATCAACACCATCAACTGTAACATCTGATGCTGGTGTAAATACAGTTCCGTTATTAGCAGGTGAACCTATTGTAGAAAGATAAGTAACAACTACTTTTTCACCTGGCTCAGGTGCTTTACCGAATGATATTCCATCACCGAAGTTCAATTCATAAAATCCATTTGGTGCTTCATTCATAGCAAAGTGAGTTGAATTTTGATTTACTGTAATAGCTAATGATAAAGGTGTATACGAAATAAAAGATGAAGAACTTGGAGATTCAAATACATCTACTTCTGCAGTTGACGTATCAATTGTTTCATCAGGAATTACGTAAACTTGTCTTTCATTTTTTTCAGGTACAAAAAATGTTTTTGTTTTTTGCACACCTTCAACAATAGGTATGTTTTCTGAATCATCTGTTGTTTTGAATACAAAAAGTCCAGTACCATCATCTTTTGCAAAGAAGGTTTCGCGAGTTCTAAATGTATATGTTACTCCATCTATAGAACTTGTAAACTGTGTACCTTTTGCTAATTGTAATCTTGCAGGTCGTCCTGTGACACCAGCTAAGTTAACGTTTAAATTTACTGTTGCAGTAGCTGCTTTCCTAGATGCAACTTCATAACCCAAGGTTTGTGCGTGTGATACGACCGAACTTCGAAGTTGAGCAGTAGAAAGAAAAGCTTCATTAAGAGAAAAGTTTGCTGTAAGCCCGTTGATGTGAGTATTATATGCGAGTACATCTAGTATATTCGATAAACCTGAAGCTTCAAAGTCATAATCTGAAAACTCACTTTTGTTCTTAAAGAAGTTCTTTAAGTTATTTTTAATGTTTGTAAAGTCAAGGTCGGATGATTTAATTTGTGTTGCCATTTATCTGAGCCTCGTTAAATTTAAGTCGAGTGTAACAGTTTCACCGACACTTAATACTTCAAACACCACAGTTATTCTTACGTTATTCGAGTCTGGTCGTAAGTTTACGTCGACGTTTATAACTTGTGCTCTGGGTTCGTGTAATTCAACTGCTTCAATAATATTATCTGCTATTAGTTCTGCTTCATCACCTGTTTCTAATTCAAAAAGAAAATCACTTAAGTTACCACCAAATGTAATATCAAAAGGTTTCTCGAATCTGTTAGTCAGTAGAAGGTTTTTGACAGATTGTTTAACTGCTGCTATAGCAGTTTTCTTAAAAATATCACCTGCAGGTTTCGCAGCAAATACTAAATCAATATCAGAATAAACCAGGCTTCTTGCCCCTACTACTGAAGTGCCAAGCTGGTTGCCGTCCTCTATTGAAAATGCTTTTGCCATGTTTCTATTTATACCACTTCGACTAGTTCGTTTGTACTTTGTACGTAGTTGTTAAATCGAGTTTCTATTTCATTTTTATATGTGGCTATGTAATCACTCTTAACTTCAGGCATGATTAATATTATTTGAGCTGTGATGCTTGCACCTACATTATACGTATCATAACTTAGTATCATCTTTTCAAATTGAAGTGAATCTTTCCACCATACAGCAAGATCAAATGTTTTCTTTTTGTCTATTTCACCTCTACGATTTCTTAATTCATATACTACGCAACGTCCTTTTGATTTAAGATCATTAATACCACCTTCTGTAAGAACTTCATTAGGGCCAGCTCTGTAAATTCCCTCTGCAACTACTAAACGGTACTCATCATACTCATCGTCATCAATCATCATAGATTTCATTACTTGACCATGCAAATATAAATTGCGTGCTATTTTGACACGATCTTCTAGTTTAGTTACATGATCAAAAGTTATTGAATCACCGTATCCACCTAAGAATTTAGCAATCGTAATACCATGTTCTATTTCTGTTCTTGCTTTTATATCAACTTGATTTTCAGGTTTATATTTTGGGTGCGGAACAAATTCAATATCTGTGTTTATAACAGTACCAGAAAATCTTTTAGCTTCAGCACCAACATTTTTTCCAAGCACACTTTTTGATCTTACACGTCTAGGTGTTTCTTTATTAGAAACAATCCTATCAATTTTTGGTGGAACACTATTTGCAAATGTTGCTGATATCGTATCTTCAGCTATGAGTGTACCGACAAACTTTGTTTTCTTTTGATTCAAAGGATCTCTTAGTTTTGACCTGGCTTCCGTAGTACTAAGTGTTCTGTCTGATACACCCTCGTAATCTACATTCCTGTTTACTTGATTGTATAGTATATCACCTTGATCAATTGTCACAGTCCTGACAGCGAATTCAGTTTTATTTAGATATGTAGTCATTACTTGTGATGTAGGTTCTACGGTTACTTTATTAGTTGCTGTCTCTACTGTAGGTGTTCCACCAGTTCCGGCTGCACCTAGTGCTGCAGTTCCAGCTCTGTTTGCTTCATCTGCTTTATCAGCTACGCCATTTAAGTCACCATGGAATGTCGTAGCATGCATCGACGTAGAGTTAACTCTGTCACTGTGTGTAGTATTTGCATATATTACCATGCCGTCACCACCCATAGTTCCAATCTCACCAATCACAGTCATGTCACTCGCTGCAATATTCATATTAGGTGCAGTGATAACAGTCTCTACTTGTGATGTTTGTCTCATAGTTCCTTTAGATAAAAACTCTGCAGAGTCACCATACATATGAGATGTTACACCCTTTATAAACTGATTATTATCACCGTGTGTAAGTCTCGTTTCGTTTTTTATAATCTGCTGATATAAGTTTCCACCTACTAAGGATTGCACATTCTTACCAATGTCTTGTCTGTAACCACCTTTTATATCTTCTTCGTGATCACCAAACACATCAACATTAAAGTTACCACCTACACTTAAGTCGTAATCACCATCGACTCTCATCTTTACATTGCCATGATACGTTATATCACCGTCACCTTCAATGATAATCTTTTCATCACCTGCACCTATGCGCACCGTATTCTTTGTACTGTAGATAAGTATTGTGCCGTCAGGTTGTATCTCTACACCTGAACCTTTACGATGTTTTATAAGTATACGTTCACGTCCTGGTGTATCATCAAATTCTTGTACGTGTCCTGA